TCAGAACTTGATTGGCAATATGAATCAAGGCGGTAACCTCTCCGCTGGTTCAGCTGTTGGAAACCTTCTCGGCTTGAACTTCCGCGTTGATCGTAACCTGACAACAGGTTCTGGAGTTGGCGATAACACCATTATCGTAATCAACCCAGACGCATACACTTGGTATGAGTCTTCACGTTTCCGTCTTCAGACAAACGTTGCCCTTAATGGTCAAATCGAAGTTGCTTATTATGGCTACGGCGCATTGGCTACAAAGGTCGGCGCAGGTGCTTACCGCTGGATGGTTGCGTAGTTAGAACCCTAAAAGTGACGGCCAGTCCGCTCCCGAGCTGGCCCGTCACCCTCTAGATCGAAAGGAAACGAGATGCCAACAATTGTCACGGCTTCAGAGCTAAGAACTATTCTTGGCGTCTCGTCATCCCTTTATTCAGATGCTTATCTAGACGACATTTGCGATGCTTCAGAAAATATCGTTATCCCAATGCTCGTCACCTTTCAGAGCAAAATCAACAAAGTCAAATTAGAAAACAATGTTGCCTATTTTCACACCGCAACAATCCACGAATTTACCGAAGGACAATCAGTCGTTATTACTGGTTGCGGATCCCCTTTTAACGGCACTCACACAGTCTCAGATGATTTAATTGGCCCCTATGTATTTACCGCCGCCATCACAAATGCTGATATATTGGAAAAGAACATTATCCCAGCCGGAAACGCTGCGCTCTCTGGGCTCTCAACCTATGTGGGAAATGCCAACGTCGAAGCTGCAGTTTTGGCTATTTCTGTCGAAATCTTCCAAGCCCGAACAGCCGCAGGCGGAGCAATAGAAGGAATTGATTTTAGCGTTTCACCTTATCGCCTATCTAAAAATTTACTCGCCAAAGTAACTGGACTTCTTGGCCCTTATCTTGATACTGATGCGATGGTGGGTTAATGCCAGCATCAACAATATCCGGAGACGTTCGCGGTGCAATTAAGACCGCTTTGGCTGCTTGCGCCGCTAATGTCTACGATCACGCACCTGAAGCACCTATCGTCCCAGCAATTGTTATCGTTCCAGACTCTCCCTATATGGAATTGGAAACTATTGGCAAAAGTCCAGTCCGCGTTAAATTAAATTACACAATTACCGCAGCGGTCGCTTACCTATCAAACCCTGCATCTCTCGACAATCTCGAGAAATTAGTCATTAGTATTCTTGGCGCCCTAAACGCGTCCAAGTATGAGTTATCAACAGTCGAAAGACCTTCGATAACAACAGTCGGAACGACTAATTTATTAGTCTCCGACATTCGCTTGAGCGTCCGCTACGAGCAAACTTCATAAGGAGACCAGATGCCAACAACAATCATTACTGGGCGCGATGTGACTTTCACTCTTGATAGCACAAGTTATGACGCCCAAGCAACAAGCGCAGTCCTCAGCTGCGAGACAATTATCGAGACCTATCAAACCCTTGATGGTCGCGCTTACAAGTCCACAGATAAGCAATGGACGTTCACCATTGAATTGCTACAAGATTGGGGCGCAACAGGTTCCCTATTCGAAGCAATGTGGACGGATGCAGAAGCAAATCCAAACACAACCCTTGCAGTATCATTCACAGCTGCAACAGGCGCAGTATTCGCGTTCAACGTATTGCCAATCTTCCCAGCAGCCGGCGGAGCAGCTCCCGGAGCGCTTACCGATACTTGGACGATGACAGTCGTTGGAACACCAACAGAAACCTTTAGTTAAGAGATCGGGGATCGGGAGCAATGAAACTAGCAATCACAATTGAATATAACAGCGGAGAATCGGCGACTTATATTGCTCAACCGCCAGAGTGGGCCAAGTGGGAAAAGACCACAGGCCATACAATCACAAAGGCGCAAGAGAATATTGGTATCTGGGATCTTCTCTTTCTAGCTTACAACGCCTACAAGCGCGAAAACGCTGGCAAGCCAGTCAAAGCGTTTGAAGTATGGATGGAGACAGTCGCAGACGTTAGGACAACTAGCGACGACCCAAAAGCCACAGCGCCGACTCCGTAAGGCGGATGCTGGTAGTAGTCGCCCTTAAAACCGGAATCCCGATGCAATATTGGGAAGATTGGGACGATGTAGCAACTGCAGTAGAACTTATTAAGGAGATGAATAAAGATGGCTGAAGAATTGGCGGCGTTCGACAGAACCGAACTGCGCCAAGTCTATAAAGCCTTCAATCTTCTTGGTGATGAAGCTAAAGCAGAAGCTCGCCAAACTTCTAATAATTTAGCAACTTATCTTCAACGCCAAATTGCGCAAAAATCGCAGACTCGCGTAAAAGGTCAAAAAGCAATTGAGCGCATAGTCGCAGGATCAAGAGTTTCTAAAACCAGCACGACCGGCGAAATTCGTTATGGCTACACAGGCCAAAGATTTAGCGGCGGTGCTAATACTCAACAACTATGGGCTGGCTTTGAATTCGGTTCAAATCGTTGGAAACAGTTTCCAAGTTATTCTGGACGTCAAGGACGCGGCTCACGCGGTTGGTTTATTTACCCAACACTTCGCCAAGAGCAACGAAATATTGTGTCACAATGGACTGCGGCTTTTAATCGCATACTAGATAAGTGGGGCATAGGTGGCATCTGACTCGAGAGCATTAACGCTCAAACTTTTAGCCGATACAGCTGACTTCCAAAAGAAATTAGAAGCTGGTTCAAAAGACGTCGAATCTATTGGCGACCGCGTTACTGAATTTGGTAAAAAAGCCGCTTTGGCTTTTGCTGCCGCTGGAGCTGCAGTCGGGGCTTTTGCCGTTAGTGCAGTCAAAGCCGCAGCTGAAGATGAAGCCGCCCAACGTCAATTAGCAAACACAATTGCCGCCACTACTAATGCAACTGCCGCACAAATCGCTGGCGTCGAGCAATATATTGAAAAGACCTCGATTGCAATTGGCGTAACCGACGATCAATTACGTCCAGCTTTCAGTAGACTTGTTAGAAGCACTAATGACGTTGAAGCGGCTCAAAAATTATTAAATCTTGCTCTTGACCTAAGCGCGGCAACCGGTAAGCCACTTGAGGCAGTAAGCAATGCTCTTGGTCGCGCTTACGATGGCAACACAACCGCGTTAGGCAAACTGGGTCTAGGTATTGATGCGGCAACTTTAAAAAGCAAAGATTTTGATTCTATATTTCAACAACTCACAGGAACGTTTGGCAGTTTTGCCGAGAATGAGGCGGACACAACTCAGAAGCAAATGGAGCGCGTCAAAATTGCTTTGGACGAGGCCAAAGAATCCATTGGCGCAGCTTTATTGCCAGCCGTTCAAGATTTGACCGCTTGGATAATGGAGTATTTTGTTCCAGCCCTCGAAGCGTTCATCTATGGTCTGACCGGTCAAGGTCAGCTCGACGATTCTTTAACAGATGCTCAAAAAACAGCATTAGATTTTGGTAAGAAAGTCAATGGCGTAATTAACACAGTCGTTGATCTTAAGGACGAGTTGCTGATTTTGGCTGGCGTTATTGCTGGTGTTTTTGTTGTTTCAAAAGTTGCAGCAGCTGTTTCAGCGACGATCGCACTTATCAATGGCTTGATTCGCGCTTATAATTTACTGAAGGCCAGTTCAATAGTTGCTGGTGTTGCTTCGGCTTTCGCTCTGAACCCTTTATTGGGCGTCGGAGCAGCAGCTTTGGCAGCTGGCGTTTTATCAGCCGCTAATGCTATTTCGCGCAATGGTGACGTTGGGGAAGCCGACGTTTCGGTTGCAAGGGATTTGGTAAATAAGGCTGCGGCCGCTTCTGGTTCAAGTGGATTGACGACCGCCGCTGGCAGAACTGCTTTCAATACTGGCGTTAGTGCTGGTTTAGGCGGTGCCAGTAGTTCATCTGGTAGTAGATCTAGCACGAAACCTTTGACTTTGATTGAACAAGTTACTCAGGAAAATTTCTTAAAAAATATGGCTACGGGTGCTTTTGATCCCGGTCGTTTCCGCAGAGCCGATGAAGCTGCAGTTGTTATCAACGTCAATGCTCCTTCCATCGTTGATCGGGAAGGCTTTACTCGAGCATTAGTTGATGCAATGAATGAATCGAAAGCTCGACTAGGTGGCGGCGGAGCGCAACTCGTTCTATGACCATTTTCAACCCTACTTATCGAATAAAGGTTAATGGCGTAACTGTTACAAACGTCACTTTGAGCGGTCTAACAATTACTTCTGGCCGCACCGATATTTATTCGCAAGCAATCGCTGGATACTGCAACTTAACACTTTTAGAAACAAATCTAGCGTCCGTCAATTATGAAATTAACGACTCTGTTACTGTTGAAATTCAAAATACGTCTGGAAATTTTATCTACTTGTTTGGCGGTTTCATAACTGATTTAAATATAGTTATTCAAAATTCTGGGTCATCTGCGACTACTCAAAGAATTCAAATTATCGCGGTGGGAGCTCTAGCTCGATTAAATAGAAAAATTTATACTGGCAATTTACCCCACGAATTCGATGGCGATCGCATTGATTCTCTTCTCAGTTTGGTTTTGTATAAGACTTGGAATGACATTCCCGGAACGACAACTTGGGCAACTTATGATCCAACGATTACTTGGGTTAATGCCGAAAATGCGGGTTATGGAGAAATTGATACTCCGGGCGATTACGAATTACACAGCCAAACTGATGTCAGTGACACTATTTATAATTTGGTTGCAGCAGCGGCCACCTCTGGTCTTGGGTATATTTATGAAGATGCTCAAGGGAGAATCAGTTACGCCGATTCCACTCATCGAACGCAATATCTAGCCGACAATGGCTACGTTGATTTAGATGGTAATCACGCAATTGGGCCAGCGTTGCAAATTGCCAAAAGAGCTGGAGATGTTCGTAATTCGATAACTATCGCTTATGGTGCCAACAGTGACAATGAGGTTTCTGATACCGAGCCAGCATCAATTCAATTATACGGAGAATTGGCTTCCGAAGTTACCACGACTTTGCGTCATCAAGCCGACGCGGAAACGCAAGCTGCTTTTTATCTGTCAATTCGCGCATATCCTCAATTTGAAATGAGACAAATTTCTTTCGCTCTGGGCAATCCCGAAATTGACAATTCAGATCGGGATTCACTCTTAAATGTTTTTATGGGTATGCCCATCAACATTAACAATCTGCCCAGCAATATGGTGCAAGGGACGTTTCAAGGGTTTGTCGAAGGTTGGACTTGGACAGCTGCCTTAAATTCGCTCAATCTCACCCTAAATGTCTCCCCTGTGTCCTATTCCCTTCAAGCAATGCGCTGGAATTCAGTTCCAATCACCGAATATTGGAATACGATTAACCCCACATTAGATTGGCTAAACGCTACAATAGTGGCTTAAAGGAGAACAATGGCAACGACGACAAATTATGGGTGGACGACGCCGGACGATACCGCACTCGTCAAAGATGGCGCTTCTGCCATTAGATCACTTGGCAGTTCAGTAGATACGACAGTTAAGGCGTTAAATCCTGAAACGACGCTTGGAGATATTTCATATCGTTCTTCGACTTCGAACACCAACACTCGTCTACCAATTGGTTCCTCTGGACAAGTTTTGACTGTATCTGGTGGAGTGCCTTCTTGGGCAGCCGTAAGCGCTAATCCAACTACTGCTGCAGCGACTGTGGCAGCAGGGCAAACTACGACCTCAACAAGTTACACAGATTTAACAACTGTCGGCCCAGCCGTAACGATTACAACTGGCACAAAAGCTTTGGTTTTTATAACTTCCAACATAGACAATCAGTCAAATAATGGGCAAGGTCATATTGGATTTGCAATATCGGGCGCAACTACTGTTGCTGCTTCTGACGATCAAGCTTTGCATTATTATTCAAATGGCGCGCTGGCTCTTCAGTATGGTGCCGCCTATTACGTTTCCGGATTAACTGCTGGATCGAATACTTTTACACTCAAATACAAATCTGGAAATGGTTCCACTCAATATTTCGCTCGTCGCCAACTTACTGTTATGGATTTGGGGTCATAATGATTAAAGTTAATAAACCAATCAATCTTGAGCAATTGGATAAAGAATTGAATGGCAAAGGTCTTGTTGCTACTGTTGCTGAGGATAAAAAAACTGTTTTAGAAATTGGTTTGGCTGAACAGAATGACGCAACAATTGAAGAACTTTCCGAAGCCATCAAATCTCACAAAGCAATTGTCAGTGAACCTTCCGTTGCTGAGAAATTGGCTTCAGTCGGTCTCGATTTGGATGATTTGAAAGCGGCTCTTGGTCTTTGATGCCAAAACTTTGCAAAGCTGGCCAGCAACTTCGGGAGCAAATTGACGATGACTATCCTGACCGCGATCGCCGTAGCGATGGCTGGATTGCTGATGCTCGCCACTTGGCGAAAGGCACTTCAGACCATATACCGCAGGATGGAATAGTCCGCGCTCTCGATATTGATGCTGATCTCAATGCGCACAAAGAAGAGGCTTACGCACTTGTTGAGAAAATTCGCAAATGCGCCAAGCGAGGCGATAAGCGCATTAAATACATTATTTATGACGGACAAATTATGAGTCCAATTATGAATTGGAAGCGCAGAAAATATAGAGGTGCTAACCCTCACCGGTCGCACTTTCACGTTAGCTTTACAACTTTGGGAGACAAAGACGGCAGCTGGTTCGACCTTGAAGGAGACAGACAAAATGGCAGAATTGAAACTGATGGCAGGAACGTGGGCGAAAACATTCGTCGCGACGGCTCTTTCGACATACCTCTCAGTAGGACTTCAACCCGACTACATTCTCAATGCAGCACTTGTGAGTGTATTGCCTTCCGTGATTAACTGGCTCAACCCCAATTACGAGCGATACGGCAAGATTCGGTAATGGACGCAAATAC